ATGATGAACTGGAGTTGCTCGGCACTCAGGTCCACGGCTCCGGCTACCTCTGCTGCTGTCGCTGTGACGTACCACTTGAACGTCCATGCCGCCCTGCCTCCAAGCGCCGCTGGATATGCGCGGGTGTAGTACGTTTTACTGACCGTCAAGCCACCGCTTGATACCCAGTCGATATACAGACCGGGAGGAAGCAGAATCGCATCCCCCGTAGTCTGGGAGTAACTCTTTGGCCCCGTTCCGTTGGCCACCAGCAATTCCCGCTGGCCAATCTTCTCGGGCGGATAAACAAGTGTCGCCTGCATGATCTCTCCTTAGCCGGCCTGTGGCGCAATGTTCAGCAAGACACGGAACTGGCCACCGCCAGTCGGCAACTGAGTCGCCTCGCCAATACTCGCACCCGTCCAGTTCTGAGTCGTCGGATCGTCCACCAGTCCGGTCGAGGTCGCGTTGATAATGTCCCCCACGGCCGGCGAGGCGTTCGTCAACGAAGTCTTGGCAGTCACGAAAGCGTCTCCCGCTTCTTGGATGAATACATACGCGCCAGCCGAGACTTGCGCAGACGACAGCGGAGTCAGGAACACCACTGGCCGAACGTTGATCGACAGCGCCTTGTCCGCGCTGGTGATGAAGTTGACTCCAAGCGCCAGCGTCTTCATGAATCCAATCGATCCGCGCACGATGTTCGAGGCCGTCGCCGTGGAGTCAATCTGCACGAAGCGATACCGGCCTTCGTGAAGGTTGAGAGACTGCGCCTGTGCTTCCGCTTCAGTCAGATCGAAATAGTCGCCGACAATCAGACCGCCAGCGTAGTACGGCAGTCCGGTTCGAAGGTCCGTCATCCCTGAGGGGGACGAATAGACCGTCAACATATTCTGCGGCAGAAACTCGTTGCGCTTTAGCGACATATCTCTCTCCTTGAACTGTTACTGGGTAAAGCCGCTGACCAGCAAGCCGTGACGCGGGTTCATCACGTAGATGTTGGTTCCGAGACGCATGAACATGTTGGCCGCGCTCACGTTGTCCGGAATCTCCTTCACTTTGGTCGCGAAGAACCAACTCTTTTCCGCCGTGGGGCGCATCTTCATGCACTCCGGATCAAACAGCGCCAGCACTTCCGAAGGCTGAATGAGCGTATTGCTCGGGAAGTTACTGCCCGTGGGAGACGGAGAACCTGTCGCCACCGGGACACCGCTGGTCGTAAACGTGGGGGAGGTGTACGTGCCCAACTTGGTCGTGTTCCCGGCGCCATCCACAAATGTCGTGTTTGGAGCCTGGTTGCCAAATGCTCCCGGATTTCCACCCGGCAGATAGTTCCAAGTCTTCCCAGACGGAGCCAGCGGGTCAGCGAAGATTTCCACGCCAAAGAAGTTGACCGAAGGCCAGCCGAAATCCGAGCCGTCTTTCACAGTCAACTGATCGACACGCGCAATCGCTCGCAGCATGTTCACCAGAGCCGACCATCCGAAGGGGCTGGTGACCCCGACCTTCGCCTGACCGTTCAAGGTCAAGAGTTGCGCGATGATGTTCGTGAGAACCGGATAGGTGATCGGGCCAGCGTTCCCGTTGGACAGACCGCACCAGTAAGGCGTCGAGTTGTACGCCTGCCCAATGTTCCCGTTTCGAACCACCCCGCCAGTCGTGATGAACACGTTCCCGTCTGGGGATGGATCTACGCCGTTCGAGAAACCTTCGAAGAATCCGTTCGAACACTTCGAACGATCGTCTGAGACTCCCGCCTGCCCGCCATTCGCCTGTGAAGGCTGGCCGTGCCGCCATGCGTCCATTTCCAGCATGGTATTCAGGAAGGAGACGAGGTTGGCTTCGAGCAGCGCGCGCTGATCCATGATCTGCGTGTCGCCGGCGCGGTTCAGCACGTCCAGTTCGAAGTCTTCGATCTGGGTGTAGGTCGCGTAAGCCTTCTCGTAATACTTCGCAGCGGACGCGATCTGATTGCGCGTGACTGTGATCGTCTGGCCAGGAGTCACCGCTGATCCCTGCAGGCGAGCGTACTGGAAGCCTTCCACCATGCCCGTGCCGCCGAGGAAGTCCTCGACCACACCAAAGCGCCGGAGGATATCTTGGAGCGGGGCATCCGTGAAAAAACATTCCTGGATCACGTTCTTTCGAATGGACTCGCGGGTGGACGTGTCCAATTCGTTATACAGAGGGTCCAGCAGGAAGGCGGTCCCGGAGAAGGCGATGCGCCAGAAGATACGACTCTTCTGTAGCCAGAACAGCACCTCGGTTACGAACGTGACGAAAAATTTCACCATGACTGTCTCACCTTCCCTTACGCGGACTGTGCTTCCGCTGTTTCCGCGTGAATTCTGTCCAGCATCCGACCGAGGCGCTGACGCCGCGGCACTCTGCCGTCCGACTTGTGGAACTCTTCCGACTTGATCGGTTTGACTAAACTGGCGCGTGAAGACTCGCCTGAGCGAAGGTTTGGATTCGAGCCGCGCTCCTCTGCTTCCTTCTGTCGCAACTCTGTGAGCCGCGCCTGTGCCCGCTCCTCGACACGCTTGTCTTCCTCGGCCTTGGCCTTCGCCTGTCGGGTCTCGCGGTATTTGTACTTCTCTGCCGCGTATTCGCCAAGCGGCTTGCGCGCGCGCGTTGCTTCCATGTTCAGCGTGGTCGAGTCATCTGGGATCGGTACGCCGAACAACCGGATGTGCTCATTGTTCGCGTCCATCCACTGACTCATCACGACGCCAACTTTTCCGAGAATCTGAGATTCGTCCAAGATGCCTCCCTCTGCGCGCGTCGACTTCTTGTCGGGCTCACCGGCCATCAACTCTTCCGGAACCTCGAAGCCCTGCGCCTTCAATTTCTTCAGGTACTCGACATACGCGGCGTTCTTGGCTTCGACGCTGGACATCTTGGTCAGTGACGTTCCGTAGTCGGTCACGTACTTGTCGATCTCCTGCTTCTCCAGTTCAGCCTGCCGGCGCGCTTCTTCTGCGGTCCTGGCGGCTTCAGTCGCAGTCTGGAGTTTGGTGTCAGCTTCAGAGACGTATCCGGTCAGGTGACCGATGACTTCTTTCGGCAGTCCGGTGATTACGTCCTCGGCGATCCCCTTCGACTTGAGCAGTTCTTCGACGGTCATAGGCTACTGTCCTTGTTGCCCGCCTTGCGGAGCAGGTTGTTCGGGCCTCGCGGCCATCATAGTTTTCTGGAGTGCGCGGACAAACGCCTGCCGCGCTTCCATCAATTCGGCCTGCACGACTGGATTCTGCTGTGCCATCTGCTCGCAGACTTTGGCCAGTTGCGCCAGACCTTGCTGGAGAGGGTTCGCCTGTTGCTGAGCGGGAGAGACCCCAGCCTGCGGTTGGCCGCCGCTGGGGTCGCCTTGAGGTTGAGGTGTGGGTTGAGCTGCCATTAGCGCTTACGCCCTCGTTTGTTGGAAGCCGACTTGAACTTATCGTTCTTGTTCAAGTGACTCCGGCCTTTCAGTTTGGACTTGAAGTAGCCCTTGGCAGCCTTCTTGATCTTCAGCTTGCTCTTGCGCTTCGCCATTGGGCTGACTCCTTAGCGCTTCCGGCGTCGTCCGCCCTTTTTCCGGCGCTTGCCACCTTTGTGCTTCTTGTGGCCTTCGTGCTTCATGCCACCCTTGATGTGAAGTTTGTGCTTTCCACCCTTTGCCATGACTTCCTCCTGTTTTGAGCTTCTAAAACGACGAGCGCCTCGCGGCGTTCTCGCCGGAGGCGCTCATCAACTCCACAAAGGAGGGATTATGCGAACTCGTGATTCGGTTGCAATCCTACGTCATACCACTGGTGAACAGTCAACAAGAAAATTTAATCGGCATTTAGTGTCTTCAGAAATGCACGCAAATCTGCCAGCCCTTCGACGGTCAGCGGGAAGCGCTCTTCGGTCTGTACGGTGCGAACTCCGCCACTCTGATAGGCGATAGTTTGCGTTCCCGTGAAGCGATTCGCCTTGAGAAAATCTTCCAAGGTCTCGCACGGCATCTCTACCGTGGACTCGATGACGGCGTACACTTTCCTGCTCTTAACGTTCGGCTGTTCCATGTGACCTCACTATTTACTTTGTGAGACCACGGTTCGCTGGTTCCCGTCAGTCGTCCCACGGCGCTCCAACTTCGGAGGCTGCTTCCCGCTCGGAGGACGACCGCCGCCTTTGCCCTGGCCCTTCTTATCAGGCTCTCCGGTTCCCGGCGATTCCAATGCCGCAAGCTGCGCGGCCTTCATCTTGAAATCCAACAACTCGAATTGCTCTTTCTTGTACTGCGGAAATTCCTTGTCTTCCCAATCCTCAACTCCCAACTTCTCAAACGCTGTCTTGAACGAAACCGGCATCCCTCGCTGCAAGAAGTTCAGCCACTTCATCTGCTCCTGCATCTGCGTGACGTTCAGCAGAGAACTCGGGACCGAGACGATAGAGAGATTCTGTGCGGTCCACTTCGCGCGCTCAATGCGGCTCGCCTGACTCGGTTGGTCCGTCTTGGTCTCCCACGGCATGTGTGAGGCAACCACTGAGTTCGGCTCGTAGTCGAATATCTTTGTCGCCACACCGTCCGGCCCGAGAATGCTCATCAACTGCCGCGTGGTCATGTACTGCAGGATGATGAACTTGAGCATGTGCGCGATCTTGCCTTGCCCCGCTTCCATGTTCCCGGCAATCCCCTTCGCGATCGGTCCAATCGTCTCCAGAATCTTGTCGAAGTTTTCCGTCGAGAGATTCAGTTTCAGTTGCGCGATGCTCGACAGGTCGTTCAGCCCGAGGGTCTTTTGCTTGAGTTTTTCCAGAAGGTCGATCATTTTGAAATCGCCTTCCTCAACGTGAACTGAATCAGGCAACAAAGATTTCAGAGCCTTCGACGGATCGCCGTCGATGCCCATTGCCTGAATGTCGGTGTCGAGCAAGTCGAGATGCTTGATGTCTTCCCGCGGGATTCCGGCGTTCAGGTCGTAGCCCATCGGCGGATTCATCTTCGCCTTGAGTACGCGGAACATCAGATCGAGGAACGCTCGCTGGCCAGACTCCAGACTCGCGATGTCATGCAGTAGAGAATAGCC